TAACGGGTTTCTATTAAATAAATCCTTTGAGCCGTCATTTCGGGCAAATAATTCTATGCGAGGCATATCGCCAACTAATTCAACAATCTTATCTCTTGCTTCGTTGGGTTTTTTACTATGTTTAGTTTTCGGGGCAACAATAACTTGGGACACAGAATTACTCTTAACTAATTTATGGGCTTGTCCTTTTGTCGCCAACAAACATACTTCTATATTGCTTTTAGTATAATAACCTATTCCAAATAAAGGCTGTTTATTAACTGGATTTATTTTTAACCAAGTAAAGGCAATCGTTTTATACTCAAATCCCCACGCCTTAATGACTTCCCGTGCCTTGTTTCTTCGTTCAAATTAAGCTTTCTCATGTTTTTTTTATTAATTTTAAAAATTTAATAGGAATTTTGAGTTTTCTCGCCCGGGCTATTTCTTTTTGTGTTCCTTTACTGTTCTCGCTATTCGGCAGGACCCAAATCTCGTCGCAAACTTCAAGCCAAGCCATGGAGTATCGCTGATAGTCTTCTACTGTCAGGGTATTATCGTGAAACTGGAACTGGAAATCTAGCCATGGGCAGAATGGAATACCTCCGGCCCTTAGTATCTCAACACATTTTTTTGTGCCGGCGCTGATATTGTTTAGAATATCTATGATATTGTTACCGCTGTAACTGCCGGCGACATAGATTCTTTTCATAGTTTCCGTATATCCTTTTTAGTGAATTTTCCCCAGCGACAATTAATTTCTGGCGGACATTCCTGACAGACGCCTTTACCCAGTCGCTTGGTGAACTTAGGGTTCTGGTCCAAATGTTTTAGTGTTGCTTTGATTATTTTTTCTTCGTGCCGGAATCTTCGCTGATCGACCTCATAAACCCCGAATTTCATCTTGGGTGTCTTATCAATAGCGATTATATAACATTTGAATTTCTTGATTCCCTTAATCCCAGCCTGCTTAATCAGCCAGCGGTAATACGCCATTTGAAAGTAATAACCATAGTCCTCTACTGTATAATGGATTTTATCCAAATCCGCCGTTGTTTTAAGGTCAGCGATATAACCTATCCCACGCCTGATCCCGAAGTAATCCAGCATACCCTTATACTTATCAGTCATGATAATCGTCTGGTTATCCATCCAACTAAACGTTTCCATTACCGGCTGGGCTTTAATCTTGGCTGCCAGAGCCTCTATATTAGCCGACATCGCGCCGGTTAGCTGGATTTTACCTTCTTCTCCGCTCCTTCGCTTAACTACCTCAAATTGAGCGTTATAGGCTAATCTGCCCTGTGTTATGAGACAGTCCACGGCTTTGCCGACGGTAAAAGTATCGGTTGTTGGCGGCTGATACGACCGGTCAACATAAATAGCCTTATAGAGACCAGGACACTGGAGATAAGTTTTCAGGCCACTTTGCGAGACGCGGGGATCATTGTAATAATTATCTGACATATATTTTTTGACGAACCGGGGGGTGAGAGATAGGCGAATGGCTCTCAAACGCCTAGCGGCTTTGCCGCGACCCCCGGCTAGTCAAAGAAACCCAATCAAAGATTTCTTTGATTGGGTTCTAAAACTTCAGGTTTTCAATCGCTTCTTTTTCGTCTTCAATGATCGGGCCGAGATATAATTTAATAAGTTTATACTTATTAAGCGTAGGGTTTTTCCTTGAGGCCCGTTCTTCCAGGAACTTGAATTTCAGGAGTTGCCCAATAACCGCTTGTTTCATTCCCGGCTTGAAACAGGCTCGTTCCCAGACCCTAATTGGCGTGCCGTCTTCTTGCTCAACGGTAAAGACCATTTCGGTTTTGCCGGAAATCTCGTTGGGGATACTGTCAATTTGAGTCAGTTTCCCTTTGATTTCCTGCCCAACTTTTTCCCACTTAATGATTTCTCCCTGTGACGCTTCCTCAAAATTATCGTCTGCCCAGGGATTATCAGTCGCTTTTTTCTTAGTATCGTCTGCCATATTGTTTTTTTTCCTTTCTATGTGCCAACGTGGGGGATACCCTGTTTGGCTTAATGAATATTTTTTAGTTATAGAGCTCAAAATATATCCTCAAATTTACAATCTAAAACTTCAATTAGGATTTTGATTTTTTTTAAGGTCGGGGCGTTATATCCCTGCGCTATCTGGTAAAAAGTGGAATATGGGATGCCTGACTTATACGCCAGCACCGTCATATCCAGTTCATGCTTCTTAATATAGGATCGTAGTTTTGTCATAGAGGTGTGAAGATTTCTCCTGTCTCCAGGTGGTATTCAGGGAATTATATACAAAGTTACCCTTGTGCATATCCGTGTTTCATAGACAACCGTTTCGTTCGCGCCGAAGCGCGAGCCAGAGCGTTCGTCTCCGCACCAAGCTGTTCCCCAGCTTGCTTGAGGATGTTTTTTGCCGCGTTCACGTCCCTGTCATGTACCGCCTCACATCTCGGACACGTCCACTCTCTTGCGGAGAGCGGTAGGGACGGCATGACAAAGTAGCAAGATGAGCACATTTTGGAGCTGGGGAAAAACCGATCTATCTTGACCATCTTTCCGCCGTTCCATTCCTGCTTGTATCCGAATTGCCGGACGAGTTCTCCCCATCCGACATCGGCTATTGAACGCGACAATCGCCTGTTTGCCATCATGTTCTTTACAGCCAAGTTCTCTAAAGCGATTATGGCGTGGTTCTTGCCGACAATCGCTTTTGAAACATGATGCAAGCGGTTTTTCCTCTTGTTCGCGACCTTTAGGTGCAGACGCGCGAGAAGGATTTTTGCCTTCCTGCGGTTTGCGCCACCTTTCAATTTCCTTGAAAGATTCTTTGACGCCGAACGAATCCGCGCCAAAGAGCCGCCCAATGAACGTTCATTTTCGTGTTTCTCACCGTCAGATGTAACCGCAAGATGGTTCAATCCCATGTCAACACCAATACTGCCTTTCAAGCGCGGTGTTTTTCGTTTTTCTGTTGCTATCGTGGACGCCCACCAGTTACCGGCCGTATCTCTTGTCACCGTAAGCGTCCCCTCCCGTTTTGCTGGAAACGCACCACGGAAACGAACAGACACGCCATCCATGATGTTGACGTGGTTCCCGTTAATGCTCCAGCCCATAACCTTGCGCATTGATTGTTTGCCGTTCTTCTTGTGAAAGTTTGGAAAACGCGCTTGCTTTCTAAAGAAGCGATTATAGGCGACGTCAAGGCAACGGAGCGACTGCTGAAGCGGCTGGAATTGAACGCTCCGCATCCACTCGGTTTCGTGCCGGAGTTTTGTGAGTTCTTTGCTCATGGTGAGGTAAGTGATATTTTTCCCTGTTTCAAGATAGGTTGTTTTTTTCTTGTCGAGAAAGTAGTTATAGACGAACCGACACGCATCAATGTGCCGAAGTAGCACCTGTTTTTGCGAACAGCTAGGATAGAGTTTTGCCCGGTAGCCACGAGTGATGGTCATGAATACATGATACAAAATCTATGTTTTTTTGTCAATAGGGTAACTTTGTATATAATTCCCTTTTTTTATTACATTGGGGACAGAGCATATTATTCCTCCTCAATCATCGTGTCGCAGACCGGGCAGTAGCCGATCTCTTCAATATACCGGGCGTTATCAAGGTTTATCGCCGGCTGATTGCAGCGGGAGCAGGTTGTGTCTAGCATATTAATCGTCTATTCTTAGTCCATTGGCCTCTCCCTGATACGCCTCTGCTTTATAATGATTAGGAAACTTACTTAATTTTTCTATGTATTCAGCAATAGTTAAGCTCATATTTTTTTAAGGTTTAGACAAAGGTGGAAAAGCTACTTCTATCTTATATTATTTTAAAACTCGTGTCAAGAGGACTGGCTGTGGATAAATGATAATTACGTGACTTTCAAAATATACCTTACGGCGTCCACGAACCCGAACCCCAGTATCTTCATCACGACATCAATGGCGTTGCTTGAAGTAGAACAGCTGAAACAATACGCGCCTCTGTCCCCCGGGTAAATCACCATACTGGGGTTTTTGTCGTCGTGGAAGAGACATCTGACCTTATGCCGGCTGTTGCCGCAGGCGATGGGGTTCTCCACCAGATGAAGACTCATGATGTCGGTCTCCCGCGCCTGCTGGATTTCGTTTTCGCCAACATACCGGTCGTTACGTCTTAGGTCCTGCGGCCAGCAAAGTGTCTCCAGCTGGAACTCAACGAGTTCCCGCTTCTTTTTTATCGGCTTAAGTTTCCAGTCAACCACCAGTTCCCTGAACCAAGTCAGGTCGTTTTCCGACGTTGATTCGGTCTCTATCAGAGCCAGGAGCGTTTTGATTCTGCCCGCTTCCGCCTGTAGCCAGTCCAGCTCGTCTTTCAGGTATTGTTTCCGGCAGTAGTCTTTTATCTCGGCCGGGATCGTTCTTTTGAATTCCCTAATGAGGGCTGTTAGGTGTTTTTGGTGGATCATTTTTTAGTCTTAATAATTCGTCGTATTGTTCTATCAGCTCTTTAGCACACTTAAATCCGCCATAGATATTGAACATTTCCCAGGTGATAACGATTTCATATACCCTGGAATCCGGGCTTGGCCGGACGGATGGTAAAACAAGATTCTTCCCGGCGTTTAATAATGGAAATGGATCAATTCCTCTCTCTTTCAGGAGATCGAGAATCACTTTCTTTTGTTTTGCTAGGGTGTCTGCCGTATCCCTCCCTGCCGCAATGGATCACCCAAGAGGTATCGGCTGTTCTCTAATTTAGTTATTGTTTTGGGCATTCCGTTAACTAATAATTAAAATTTTGGTTAAGAACTTCTTTGTCTGGGTCAAGGGTGTCCTCCACGTCGTCCATACCCTCTCTTTTCCTAAGATGATAGACGCTCCCCCCGTGTTTTCTGGTTTCAGATTTAACACAGTCTTGAAGGCTGGATATATTTCGGCCGAACCAAACTGTGGCTTTTGCCTTATAATTATTATTTTGGCACCAAACCTTATATTCATTAAAAAGGATTCCTGAAGAAATTTTATTGACCTTGCTCGGATCAAAAATATAGTTCTCCCGAATGAACCTAATAACCGATGAACTATCCTCTTCCAGCCCCGCCATTTCCTCCAAGGACGCTCCTGCTTTCGTAAAAACATAATTATTTTTCTGTAATCTTTTTAATCCCTCCAGCATCCAGCCGATTATGGGCGCCTTTTCTTCTCTTAGCTTATATTTAAGCTGGGTGTCTCTTTCCTTCACCGATTCCCTCGTCCGATAAAATGGAATGAGCTGTAGCCGCCGTTTCATTGCTTTGTCCAGGTTCGTGAATTGCGGCATTTCGTTTGTCGTTGAGATGAATTTAGCATACGGGTGAAACTCAAACGGCGGTTCGTTTTTCCTTTCCCCCTGGATTTGTTCCCCACTTATCATCGCTTTCCATTTATTGTCGTCGAATATTTTACTTGATTCTTCCGAACAAATATTGGCGATTTTACCAACCAAAACTGCTGTTCCAAATCTTGAGGTTAATTGCTTTAGTGTGGCTGAAGAGACCAGTTTTTCTCCAAAGGCATAAATTATAAACTCGGTCAGGGTTGATTTCCCTGAAGCGGTCGGCCCGCTAAAGAAAAACGCTTGCCGGCCGCCCTCGTGAATGGTAAATAAACTACCGCAAGCTTCCTGTAATAAATCTATCAGCTCTGGGTCTGTTTGATTAAAATCGTATTTTGAAACAAGTGATGTCTTTAAATAATTCTCAAAGTTCGGCATTGAATTATTAAAATCAACAATATTACAGTCAATGTATTTAAAACCAAGAATATTTGAATTGTCCGGAGAGTGGGGGGTTATCTCGTGGGTGTCGGTATTGTATAGGCCGTCATTGAAAGCAAAATAATTATGAGCGAGTTCAAAGTCGGTATGTTTGGGCGCTAAAATTTCTACAAAATAAGAAACTTCTTTTAAAAAATGAGAGGTGAGGCTAGAACAATCGTGTCCATCCTTTTTTAAAAAATTCAATAAATCACTCGCCAGTTCTTTGGGACCTAATTTTTGATACCAATTATTTTTAAATTTTAAAATCCGATCCCAAGTTTCACAAAAAATTATCCCGGCGCTTCTATGAAGATATGCTTCGGCCAACCCGTTAGGTTTTAGTCCTTTAGTAGGAGTGTCCTTTGTTTTTTCCTGTGTTGACATATCTCTATCACGGCTTCAGTGAACTACCTTTGAGCTAAAGACCCAAGGGCTTCCTGTTTCACAGCTTCATCTACTGATGACAGCTCCACAGGCTTTAAATCGTAGTCCCTACGACTTCAATAAAAAACCCAGAGAATGAGGCAGGTCAGCTGACTTATGGCTGTCGGACTTGCGCCCGATCCTCAATCTCTGGATTCTTTATTGAAGTCCTTTACCTGATAATTAAATTATATTTTAAGAATAATCCTCGGCGGGATTTTAGTCAAGTGGAAAACTTCTAATATACTCCCGCGGCCTTAGCCGTGGGAGTATATTAGAATTACCAAAAATACCCTGTGGAAAACTCCCCAATAATGAGCAAAAAAAAGGCTGTGGATAAACTGTGGAATGCGGGTGCAGTAAGAAAAATACTGCACCCGTTTTTATACTACTTATTTTTACTATTGTCAATTATTATACAATAAAAATAATGGTTTGTAAAATCTTCGGGTGCAGTAAGCAGTATGGGTGCAGTATTTTACCTCTTTACTGCACCCAAATTTATCAATAAACACGGGGGGAAACAACCACTTGGTGCAGTAAAACAGTAAAAAGTGAATTCCTCCTTTTTGTAGAAAAAAGGAAAGTGTATATATATAAAGAATTCACTTTTTACTGCTTTACTGCACCCGATCAGGATTTTCGGTAGTCTTTTTTTTTGCAAATTTCCCCCCCCAATCAATCTGCTTGACAAGTTTTTAAACGCTTGCGAAAATGAAGATAGAAAAATCAAAATCATACCTATGTTAAAAATCCAAAAGCAGCCTCAAAATAATTTCTACTAATAAATTGTTTTGCGGTTGCTTTTTTTAGTTGGCTCCCGATTGGCGGCTTTCTTAAAAAGGTTAAGGGTCTTTGGGGCTAAGAGAATTTGGTTTCTTAGCCCCGCTAAGCCCTTTGTGGCTATGTGGGTATTAAAATCGTCCGAACGCCCCGCCTCGTTGATTGTGTGGCCTCTACAGTAACGCAAGCCTATCCCCTCTATGTCAGACGAAACTCAAATAATAGAAAAACCGGCGATTGAGATTGCCGACGGCTCAAAGCCGTTTGTGAATAATTTGAAATGGGAAATTTTCTGTCAGCTATATTCTCGGCATCCAAATTATTTAGGTAACGGCGCCGAGTCTTACGGTAAGGCGTGGGGGACGAATAACCTGAAAGCGATGTCAGCTGGTGGTTGGCGGTTATTAAAAAATCCTGAAATTTTACAAAGAGTCCAGTATTTATTTAGCAAACATACTCTTAACGATGTTGTCGTGGACGGTGAATTGGCGTTTGTCCTTTTGCAAAGAGAAGAACTGTCGTCAAAGATGCAGGCGATTAAGGAGTATAACAAGATGAAGGGCCGGGTGATTGATAGGGTAGCTCATGAGATTGATGTCAATGATTTAATCGATAAGTTATATGAAATTAAACGAGACAACGTTGAAAGCCCTAAGCGACAAACAGTGGAGAGTAAACAATCTATACAAGATAATAAGCAAAAAGGGCAAGCTGACAACATACAAGCACAACGAAGTCCAGAGCCTGATAGAGAAAAACAGAACACAAAAGAACATAATCTTGAAGGCCCGGCAGATGGGAGTAACGACTTACGAGGTGATAGATTGTCTTGATGATTGTTTATTCAATAAAAATTTTAACGCTGTCATCATCGCTCATGAGATGAAAGCGCTGGAGAGTATTTTTAGAAAAGTTCAAACAGCTTGGAAAGAATTCTATTCTTGTGTTGGGGGACATATTGGATTCAGAGCTGATATGAGCCGGACGAATATGTTGTCGTTTAATAACGGATCGGTTATAAAGATCGCTCTTTCAAGTAGAGGCGAGACTGTCAGCCGATTACATATTTCTGAATTCGGAAAAATTTGCCGGCAGTATCCTTTGAAAGCTGAAGAGATTATTACGGGAGCGTTTCCGTCAGTGCCGGCTGACGGCCGGATAGATATTGAAAGTACCGCCGAAGGAGAAATTGGGTCGTTCTGCGATATGTTCTGGGAAGCGTGGGAGAGTAAATCAAATTTCAAAGCGCATTTCTTCCCGTGGCATATCTTTGACGAATACCGGACGCAAGCACAAATTATTGTTCCGCCTAAATTAAAAGAGTATCAAGTCCAGCATGATTTAGATGACGAACAGATCGCCTGGTATTATCTGCAAAGCCGGGAACTGAAAGATAAAATAAAACAAGAGCATCCCAGTACGCCGGAAGAAGCGTTTGAGTCGTCAGGATATAAAGTTTTCAATGTAGATATTTTAAATAAACGACTGAAGCGAGATATTGAGGATGGTGAGAGAATTGGGAAATGGATTTTTTACGAAGAGTATCAGCCCAATCATCTTTACGCGTTAGGCGCCGACCCGGCAGAAGGTGTGGGTAGGGACAGTAGCGCGGCGCACATTATTGATTTCAGTTACCGGTTAGAGAACGGACAATTAAAACCAAAAATCGTCGGAGTATTTGAGGACAATAAAATCCAACCGGATATATTCGCGTATGAACTAAAACGAGGCGGGTCACGGTATGGAGAATGCCTGATTGCTGTTGAGCGAAACAATACCGGATTAGCGGCGCTGACAGTTTTGAAAACTATTTATCAAAACATTTACACTGAAGTCAGGCGAGGATTGACGGAAGAAAAAGAAACAACGCGGCTGGGGTTCCTGACGACAACAGCGACAAAATCAACAATCATTAATAATTTATCAACGGCGATCAATGAAGACGATATTCTTATTCCCGATAAGGCGACACTGAAAGAGCTGAAGATGTTTGACGAGGATCATTTGCGACAAATCCGTTACGATCCAAACCTTAGTCATCATTTGGACAGAGTGATGAGTCTGGCGATAGCGTATGAGATGAGAAACTTCGTTGGGTTCGGACAGACAGTAGAGATGACCGAGCCGGTGATGAGCGATCCCTATGCTACATTTAATTAAAAAATTATTATTGTGGATTAATATCCATAACGAAAACCCTATGGACACCAAAAAAATGAAAGAGAGAAAAGCAGAATTAGAAAATGAGGCTAAAGATTTACATGAGAAGCGGAGTAAATTTTTAGATCAGATTAAATTAATTGACCGGCGGCAGGAACAAATCGCTGGCGCGTGTTATGAGATTTTAAAATTAATTAAAGCAGAAGAGCCGGAAGAAGAAGCCGTGACTGAAGTGATGAAAGGCGACTTAAAAGAACCGGCGACTGTTAAGGACATTAATAGGTAAAACTATGTCAAGCCACAAACATTATCATTGCGAGCATAAGAGTTTAATTCACTGCGTTTTAGGTAATATAGTTTATTGCACTGATTGCAAAGAGGAGTGGACAAAATATTATACCCCTTGTTGGGCTCCAGGTGGGAGTCCAAACGCTCCTTGGCATCCCACGAAGTGTTGTGGACATTAATGAAAGAGGTTAAATTCTCTGAATTATGTCATCCAACAAGTAAGCAGGACGAGGCGTTTGTAGCTGTGAATGCTTATAAATATGTCCTTTATGGTGGAGCAATGGGGGGAGGAAAGAGTTTTTTCATCCGTTGGTGTTTATTAAAATTATTAAGGGAGTATTACCAAGCTGGTTTAACGGCTGATGAGAATGCTAAGGCTATAAAGGAGTTAAGCGGGGATGAAGAGTATCGGTATTCGGTAGCTGACCCGTCTATTTTTGCTAAGACGGGTCTGCCAGAGAGTATTGCTGATGTTCTAAGGCGTAACGGGATAGATTGTTATCCCGGCAGTAATGACCGGATAGCTGGCTGGAATTTTGTCAGACAGTATTTAAGGACAGAGAAGTTAAAAATATTCACGACTTGTGTTAATACAATCAGGACTATCCCTGAAATGCTGCACGATAGCTATAAGCCGGAGGATTTAGATACTAAGCTGGACGATCATGCGGCGGATTGTGCCAGGTATTTTTTACAAACATTACGGGCGCGGAAAACTAAAGAACCTTTAACCGGGGCTAATCCCCCTACAACGGGGGGTACAATTTATCTAACGGAGAACTCAACTTGTGAACATAATTAAAACCTATGGCCTCTAAACCGGCGGTTCAAATAACTAAAGACAGTATTGATGAAGCGATGCAAGCCTCGCCGCAGTTTAGTGATTTCAATAACGAGCAGAGAGAATACGCCCGGCTGATGTGGGCCGAGCTAGTCCGAATGCGGGATGAGCGACAACAGACACACGACGGGTTTGATGGGTTGACCCTTGAGCGGTATGTGGAGCTAAACGCTAAACGATCAAATACTTATATTCCGCCACGGAAAAATGTTAGCGATGACCGGCTGACAGCTGGATTGGCCAGAGAAAAACTATTGGCCATAGCGTCGCATTTGAATCGCTTAAATCTTGAGCCGGAAGTTCACTCGTATAACAAAGACAACGACGAGGATGTGATTATTGGCCGGAGCCTGACGCATGCTATCAGGAAATCACGGAAGATGGAAAACGATCAGGAAAAGAAACTGGCGCGGATATTTACATTATTGGAACAGGGGACAGTTTTTATTGAGGAGGGATGGCGGCCATCAACATTTACTAAAAAGAAAATTAAGAATAAGAAAAAACTTGATCCGGCCAAAGGATTTGAGGGACTTGATTGGATTGAGGAGACGAAGACTTTATATTCAGCCGAAAGCCAGTTAATTGGGATGGAGAATGTTTTTTTAGGGAACGCCTATGAGGCGGAAGCCAGTAAACAGACGAAATTATTTACAGTTGAAATCAAATCGTTTGAGGAAGCAAAATCAATATTTCAAAAATGGGCGAATTGGAAATATGTTAAGCCCGGGCTAGCGACTGGCCTAAACGAGACCAGTGAGACTTTGAGATATAGAGACTATACGTTAAACAATATTAAAAATGACGAAGTTGAAATTATTAAGTATCAGGATTGGTTGTGTGATGAGTATCAAATCATTGTTAATGGAGTTTATATGTTGCCATTCGGGTTTCCCCAGCCGTGGGAGTGGGACGGAGGGAGCATCGCCTGGCAGATATACGAGTTAATTTCTCCCAGATTCGCTTACGGTAAATCGTTAATGTCAAAAGTTGGGATTGAGGATGACTTATTGACAGAACAGTTAAGGATGATGATGAGAAAGACTAAGCAGTCATATAATCCGCCGGTGGCCAATACTAACAGCCGACGATTACCGCCACGGATATTTGACGCGGGAGTTATTTGGAACGGGATAGATGCCAATAAGATTAAACGACTGATTGATCATCAGGGAGTAACCGGCTCGGAGGTTCAGATGTTTTCTATAATAAAAGATTTCATTGATGCTAAATCAATTTCACGGCTGGCACAGGGCCAACAGCCGTCACGACAGGCGACTGCGACAGAAATTTTGGAACTACAACGGCAAGCGCAGATTAATATTGGGCTGTCATTATTCTCGGTGATGTTATTGGAAAAGAAAATCTCGGAATTGAGAATGAATAATATTTTAGTTAATTGGACTAAACCGATTGATCAGGAGTTTGACGAGACCAGACAACGGCTGGTGAATAAACATAAAACGATTGTGATTGATAACGCTAATGTTGGCGACAAGGAAGTAACGGAAAAAATTAAGTTTACCGATGAAGATATTGATTTCGTTAAGGCCAGAGAAATGTCAAAGAAAATGTTTGAAGAAGAACGGGCGGGAGGCGAAAAAGTTAAGACGGTAGTCATTTCAACGCCTATTTTAAGCAGACTAAAATACAGTCATCAGGTGACGATCGTGCCGACACAGGAAGAAAATGATAATTTAAATAAGATTTTATTGACTGAAGAATTCACGCAGGCGGCCAACATGTTCGGATTGGAAGCATTGAATGCTGATTTCTATAAACGGAAACACGCTAGGGTCTGGGGAAATAATGTTGAGGAAGCGTTTGCTCAATTAGGGGAACAGGCTAAGGAGCGGGTTTTAGAGGAAAAGATGATGGGTGGGGAGGTTGCTAAAAGAGGGGGTAATAAAGGGACGGCAGGAGTCCGGCGGGGGATGGCGGAAAGGCCGGAGAAAGAAATGGCTGAGGTTGGGATTGAAGAAATGGTAAGGAGATAATATGGGATGGTTTTTAAAACATAAAATAGACAAGAAAATAATTAAGGAAATTTTAGACGAGACGATAAAACATAACGGCTGTGATTGTCCGCTTAATATAGAAGACCAGTTGGGAGCGATTAATGTTAAAGTCAACCTTGACGGGCATGAGTCGGCAGTAAAGACGATAGACTATAAAAAGGAAGCGGATGTGTTATTGGGGATAGGAATGTTTGGGCAGGAGATAAAAGAGTATATTGCCGAACAGTTTCAGGAATTGGCGTTGGAGAATGAGAAAGAGTTAGCAAAGATTATAAGAGGGAAGATTTACGGCGCCAGTGAGTTTTATGCCAGGATTAAAGCATACTCACTTGAATACGAAGATTATTTAAAAGGATTAGGAAACAAAACTATTGATGTTTCGGGGGACGGAGAAACAATAGAGTCGGATCAGTAGTTATTATTCGGGGAGTCGCTGACCCCAGTTAATAAAAACAGTGGTTAAATAATAATTAAAAATATGCTAGATGAAAATTTGGATGATAACATAACGGATGATAAGGGAGACCCTGAAATTGAGAGTATGGAAATTGAAGATGAGTCGGGGGAAAAAGTTCAGGTCGTGAAGAAAGAGGCCCTAGAAAAATACCAAGCTGAATTAAAGACAATTATTGACGAGATGGGAAGTCAGGTTAAGACCCTAAAAACGGAGCTAGAAAAAGAAAAAGGGAAAGATAAGAACTTTAACAAATTAAGGAATCTCAAACTGTCGGAATTATCGGAAGAAGAGAAAAAAGGACTGACGGAAAAAGAACAAGCGATCCTTGAAAAACAGGAGACGCTAGAGAACAGGATTCAAAGTTTTGAGGTTAGGGAGAAAGAGACATACAAAGACGAATCGTTACGGGAACTGGCGGTATTTGAAGAAGACGAGCGGAAAAAAGTTTTGGCTAACTTCAATCGGCTGACTGATCCGGCTTCTACCCGGGCGGAGATAGCCTCCAAGATGACTGAAGCGTATCGGATGACATACGGGACGACGCCGGGGACATCCGCTGGCGGACTAAACGAGGTCGTTCCGTTTTCAGGGAGCCGTGGCGCTGGGGGGAGGAAAGAACCGGGGTTTGCTGATACGCCACAAGGAAAAGCGTTAGCTAAAAAACTTAATCTAGGAATATCAAAGGAGGCCAAAGAATAATATGCCAACAACATTAAGCACAAAAGAACAGATGCCGGCTGATAATAAAAAAGAGACAGTTGAGATTAATAAAGAAGATTATAAATCGCTTTTAAACCGGATCACTAAGCTGGAGAAAGGGATCGTTGACGATAGTATCCTTGACCGGCCGGCGGAACATTTTGTCGGGGTCAGAATGATGGACGATAAATATGTCATTGATTACGGTAAGCCATTTGAAAAGATTACTATAAAGGGCGAGCCGGAACTATGGATTTATTTATTGTTACTGGACACAAACACTAACAAAGAAGAAAAAGTTGAGATTAGGTATCTTGAATTCATTAAAAGCCTCAAGCAGGTTAAAGCCAAAATCATTGAGAAAAGTGTTAAGGAAAAAGTTGAGACGCAAGGGTATGTTACCAAGAAAAATGTTGACGGATACAAAACAGTTGATACTGGAGTCAAAGTCCCAGCAAGGGTGATTTCACCAGAAGCCAGCTATCTTGTTGAGATAGAAGGTGTTGGGCATCAGCTGACATTAAAGGAAAAGGCGATTAATTAAAACAATTATGTTTAATAGGGTTGAAAAGAAAATTAAAAAAGAAGAAAATAAACTGACATCTGAACGCAACGCGAGATGTATTCCGATAGCTAATAAAATTCTTAAAAAAATCGTGGAATGTGAGATCAAAGATAAACCGCAATACGAATTATCAAAAGACTATAATCAGATAATCGTTGATATTATTCAGATTCTGTTGGACGAGGGAGCTAAGGCGCATGAGGTGAATTATATTTTGCAGTTAGTATTACTGCCAGTTGATGTGGTAAAGGAAACAGTCAGCAAAACACTTAATAAGCATTTATCCACAGCCGCGGATAATTTGTGGATAAAAGAAAGCGGGCGGAAGTATGAAGAGATACTTGTAATTGATATTGACCGGACACTTAAAACTGAAGCGATAGTCAAGTAATGGCGAATTAGGTGACTTAAATTAAAATTAAAATTTTAACTTGAGTCACTCATACTCGTTACATACTTTTTCGTTAAAAGTAATTGAGAAGCAAAGCTTCTCTATCCTTCGTAAGTTGTAATCGTCAAACAACTCGTGGTAGATAACCGCTGTAAGTCTAATAATTAACCCAAAAAGATTATGTCTTTTGTATTAGCAAAAGGCCGAGCTAGACTTGAGTGGTATCCAAAGGTAGCGTCAACCGCTTTCACGAATGGAGCGCTCGTTTACGCTGACGGCAGCGGAGCTATTCAGCCGGCTGATTCAACATCAGGCGATCATATTGGTGTCATTCAAAAAACTATCGCTTCAACGGACAGTGATTATGCTGATACCACAATGGTTCCGGTGTTAGTGCCAGCTGACGATACTGAATGGGACGCCACAGTCGCGTCCGGCACGGCTTTAACAACCGCTATGGTTGGCAATAGGTATGACTTAAGCGATTCGCTTGAACTTAATGTTGGAGCGACCGCGAAACAAGTCGTGACTGTCACGAAATTCATTTCAGCCACTAAAGCCAGAGTGAAGATCAATGCCATGATAGCCGTGGCCAATGTGGCAACCACCTAAAATTAATTTAATTTTAGGCTCTTTAATTTTTAATCAACTAACCAATTCCTATGGGATTACAAACAACCGGATTACTAAATACAGTTACTCTTTCAGAGTTTACTGATTTAGTAGAGAAAGAATTCGCTCTCAATCAGGAAATGGTGACGACTGGCAACGCTCAAAGGCTCTTCATTCTTGACGACATCACCGATCATACGGGCAACACCCGCAGATACGATGAAGTGGATACCGAAACATTCGGCAGCCTGAAACGGGAAGGTGAAGACGCCGTGAAAGCGAATGTCGGGATTGGGTATTCCAAGACCCTGACACTAAAGAGAATTGCCAAAGAAATCGTCATCACTTTCGAAATGAGACGATACAATAAAGCTCCGGAAGTAGCTTCACAAATAACTTCTCTGGTTCATTTCTGTCCACAAAGAACAGAATTAGACCTGACGCACATTTTAACTTTCGCGTCAGCAACCTCATATACTGACATGGACGGTGAAAGTGTTACGACAACGACTGGTGACGGACTGGCTCTTTTATCAGCAGTTCATACCCTATCGTTTTCAAGTTCCACTTACCGGAACAGAGTGAATGGTGACCCTGTCTTTTCACAGGGTGGGCTGGAAGCGGCTGAAGAATTAGCCGTCACTAATGTTTTGAGTAATTTTGGCGAGAGACGAGTTAAGCGATTTAACGCTATTATTTCAGGCGACGATCCAACGACAGTTCGGGCTATTAGGCAGGTTTTAGAAAGCACAGCTGATATTGATGCCGCGCATGAAGGCGTTAAAAATGTTTACAACAGAAAATACGAGCATGTTATTCTGTCGTATTTGGCAACGACAGCCACAGGTGCGCATGATTCAGCTAAACGGCGCTACTGGTTCTTAGCGGCAATCGGTCAAGGCCAGATGGGCTGGCAGGCGTATTTTGCTGTCAATGAGTATCCGAATTTGAAAGCTCCGGCTCCGGGAAATAATGGCGAAGATATTCACAACGATAACTGGACATACGGTGTCCGGTGTGGGTATGGAATCGTTACATTGAGCGGGATCGGACTTATCGGATCACTCGCGGCCTCTTAAACAACTAATGTGAGCTATGTCATATAGGACGGTGGTGGGCTCACAAGGATAAACAACTATGTATAACTTAAATTCGAATTACGGCAAAGCTATGGCGGCCGGCCTACACAGTCTCGTGCCGGCGTTTGGCCGGGTCTTCATTGTGACAGCGTCAGGTGACGCTGGCGAGGAGAGATTCGACAGACTACAGCAAATGTTCCGACCCGACCCCAAAGGTCAGGTGCGGTTTTATACTTCACTGGAGACAGCTTACGATGACGCGACTTCTAACAATAACGATATTATTCTGTTAGACGGCGACGGCACGCATACTGTTGCCAGCGGGATTACCTGGTCAAAAAACCGGGTGAATGTTATGGGAATGGACGGTGGCGACAGACTTATTCAGCAAGGCGCCAAGATTCAGTTAGCCACTAACACAGTTGATACGACGGCGACAATTACAGTCAGCGGTATCAGAAACTCGTTTAGGAATTTGAAAATTATGAACAGCGGTACGCATGCCAATAGTGTAGCGGCGGTTATTGGCAATGGCGACGAAGGCACATTGTGGAAAAACTGTACATTCCAGAAACTGTCGGATCTAGGAGAGACAGCTGTCTCGGATTTTGAATGCCGGTCAGATTCCTCGAGTTTTATTGACTGCGAGTTTGGGTTCTCCACTCTAGTTATCACGGCGGCCAGACGATCGTTGTGGTTCAAGGCGAGTGGCGCGACCCGGGCCAAAGATTGCCGATGGAGAAACTGTCGGTTCGTGGTCTGTAGTTCGTCAGCTACCTATAACTTTATTGATGTGGACACAACCGCCTCTTTGGCGTTCAGCACGATTTTTGACAACTGTATCTTTGAAGCGGTTTTAACAAGCACCGGATCAGCGATTACTAACGCCGTTCAGAGTGTTTCAGGATTAGTTGAAGGCCAGATGAGCTTCATTAATCCGGCGGCGTTCCACTGCACCAATTTCTGCGATACTGTCACCGATCAGGTCCACATTATCGGCCCGGTGCCAACAGGAGCAACGACTGGACTAGCCGTTGTCGCTTCTTAATCCTTAATTTCTTTCCTTTATGACCCAGATTGAAAAAATTCATATTAATTGCCAGAGATGTTTAACGACTGGAATTATTAAAGGCGAGTCAGCGAATGAGATACAGAACGAAGACGAACCTTGTCCGGTATGTCTTGGCGATGGATATTTACCATGGGGAGAATTAAGAAAAGGAAACTAAAAATTATGCCTAGAAAAAAGAAAACAGAAGATGTCCCAGTGGAAGCTAAGGAAGTCAAAGCTCCGGCAGTAGAGCCGATTAAGCCCAAAACGCTTAAAAAGATTGGTGGCGTGGCCACAGTATCGGAAGCTCCAGTCACGATTAATGGCAAACAGTATATCAAAGTTTGGCTGGCTGACGGAACGACAACGATCCTTACGCTGGAAGAACACTTAAAATTATCCAATTAATTAATTAATTAATTGGCTGAATAGATTTTATTTGGGAGAGGCGGGGGTAACTGATTAGTTGCCTCTCCTAAAATGGAATTTATCTTAACTTAATTAAAAAAAAATATGTTATTAAAACGACAATCTAACATAAGCGATTTTAGAGGAATGCCGGTTGACGATAAAAGTTATTCCTCTTCAATCCAAACGATTAGTAGCGAAACCGTCCAATTATATTTCTGGGACAGTGGCACAAGGACATCGGATGCGGGAGAAGCCGCGGGAACAGTCGTGGAAGGCGTCTTAGCTTACGATAATATTAAAAACGAATCCGGGGCGATGCAGGGAACTGAATTAGATACCTCGCTGTCATTCACCTCAACTGCCTTAATAACGGAAGTGCCGTTTCCTTATGATCGGGCGGAAGCAGTTGATGAAGCGGCTGGAACGAATAGGGCGACCGTGATAACTGGTGGATTTTCTAATGGTGATTACTGCGTGGATTACAGTAAGGGGATTATTTACGGGAAGAAAACCTCAACCACAACGACATTAGCCAGCACGAGTTATAAGATTAAACAGGGTCAGACGGGTGGAACAAGCACACTAGCGGCCGATGTTAATCTTATAGAAGTTGGTGGCAACGCAGTCACGGCCGGAGCCGGCACCGTGGCGGCTGGCACGCCACGGATGACTTTAGCCTCGGATGATCCGGCGGTAGTGGCGTTACAAATAATAGACGACTGGGATGAAACAAACAGAGCTGCCGTGAATCTAATTGCTAGTCAGGTAGCAATTACTGGCGGAGCGGGAGCAGTAGCGGCTAATACGCCCAGAATGACTTTAGCCTCGGATGATCCGGCGGTAGTGGCGTTACAAATAATAGACGACTGGGATGAAACGGATAGGGCGGCGGTTAATTTAATCGTCGGACAGGCCGGAATAGCTGCCGGCACGGGAATAGATGGCGTAACGGTGCCGAGAGTGAGTTTAGTGACTGACGTGGCATTACCAGCTGGGACGAATGCTTTGGGAACAGTCGGGCTGGATGCCACGACTGACGCCGTAGGGTTTGATACATTATTTGATGCTGACGGCGATAATACGGCTCAAGCGGCAAAAGCGAATCCTGGGGTGTTATACGGCTTGAATGTTTATAATTCAAATACGGCTGACGCGTTTATTCAGTTATTTGATCTGGCGATAGGCAGTATTACTGTTGGAACGACGGTGCCAAAACAGAGTTTCTTCGTGCCGGCGGCGGGATCGTATGATATACGATTTGACGTGCCGATGGCGTTTGGGACAGAGATAAATTATGCCTGCACGACTACAGCAACAGGGAATGGGGACCCAATCGTGGGGTTGGCTGTAAACATTATGTATAAATAAAATAATTAATTATTCAAAACCCGTAGGGTTTTGAATTAACAAATATGCCTTACACAATACCCAGATTAAAGGTTCAGGAGGAAGACGGCGCGCCGGCAACATATCCGGTTATCCTTAAGTTCCCGAACGGGACACTAACGGATAACGGTGACGGCTCAATCAGCCTGGCGACTGGCGCTGGAGGATTAAGTAATGTCGTTGAAGATACGACGCCACAGCTAGGCGGCGATCTTGACCTGAACGGATTCAATCTTGATTTTCCCACGACACCTAATATTAGTGATGTCATTGACGACGACACAATGGCGACAGCGTCAGCGATAAAGCTGGCCACTTCGGAAAGCATCAAGGCGTATGTTGACGCGCAGATAGCGACAGTTAATACATTGGCTGAAATATTGGCAATTGGGAATCTCACGGGCGGAACAGATATACTCCATTATGACGCCGTAAATGACGGGAATCCTGAATTTAGAATTGGATCAAGTGATCTCGAAGAACTCCATGTTCAATCAGTTTTTGATCTTGGAGCGGCAACATTGAATTATGTTCTTTTCACCACGGATGTGGCGTCAGTCGCGGCCGATAAGGGATTATACAGATTCAATGTTGATGGCGCGGATATTTTAGATATTGATGACGGCGGAATAAATTTAGCGGCCTCAATGGGCATCTCAATCGCCGGGACAGATATTATTACTGACGCTATTGGGACAGCGACACTATCCAATATTGACGCGCTTGACGCGACAACGGAAGGAACAATTGAAGCGGCGATTGATACCTTGGCGAATTTAGTTAGCATTCAGAGTTTAACAGTTACACTGGCCGATGCTGGAGCCAACGCTATCTTCGGCTGGGACGATGTCGCCGGAGCATACGAGAATTTAACACAGGCAGAGGTGCTGGCGATTATTGGAGATTCGTCAGACACAGCCAAAGGCGTCGTTGAACTGGCGACAACGGCTGAAACAGAAACAGGAACAGACGCCACGAGAGCCGTTACTCCAGACGGATTGCATGATATGACGACATTATTAGGCGCGGCATGGTTCTTAGATGAAGATACTATGGTATCCGATAGTGCTGTAAAAGTCGCTTCACAGCAGAGTATTAAGGCGTATGTTGACGCGCAAGTTGCCGGAGCAGACACATTAGCGGAAGTATTAGCCAACGGTAACACCACTGGCGGGACAGATATACTCCATTATGACGCTGTTAATGACGGCAATCCTGAATTTAGAATTGGATCAAGTGATCTCGAAGAACTCCATGTTCAATCAGTTTTTGATCTTGGAGCGGCAACATTGAATTATGTTCTTTTCACCACGGATGTGGCGTCAGTCGCGGCTGATAAGGGATTATACAGATTCAATGTTGATGGCGCGGATATTTTAGATATTGATGACGGCGGAATAAATTTAGCGGCCTCAATGGGCATCTCAATCGCCGGGACAGATATTATTACTGACGCTATTGGGACAGCGACACTATCCAATATTGACGCGCTTGACGCGACAACGGAAGGAACAATTGAAGCGGCGATTGATACCTTGGCGAATTTAGTTAGCATTCAGAGTTTAACAGTTACACTGGCCGATGCTGGAGCCAACGCTATCTTCGGCTGGGACGATGTCGCCGGAGCATACGAGAATTTAACACAGGCAGAGGTGCTGGCGATTATTGGAGATTCGTCAGACACAGCCAAAGGCGTCGTTGAACTGGCGACAACGGCTGAAACAGAAACAGGAACAGACGCCACGAGAGCCGTTACTCCAGACGGATTGCATGATATGACGACATTATTAGGCGCGGCATGGTTCTTAGATGAAGATACTATGGTATCCGATAGTGCTGTAAAAGTCGCTTCACAGCAGAGTATTAAGGCGTATGTTGATACGGAGGTTGCGGGGGTTGGAGGGGGGAATAAGACCATATTTTTACCTGCTCAATATACTAAGGCGGCACAAGAAAGCTTTGTCTTCGAACAGCCGTCTGTTAATTTAGCGGATGGTGTAACTGAAAGGGCTGCGGCTAACTGGACGCTTCCTGACAATTTTACAAGCATTACTTCCGTTGAAGCTTATTGGACGACAGGAAGTGCAACTGGTCCTGCTGTATTTGAGTTTAAATCGAGAGCTGTAGCATCGGGAGAAAACCTTGGTGCGGGAGGAAGTGCGGACAGTATTGCTTCAACAACCTATGCTAATGGCGGGACAAATCTCTTAAATATTATCAATGTAACTGCTATGTCTGACGGTTTAACATTGACTGCTGGTGACTTGGTAAGTTTTATGTGTATTCGTTCAGGGGGTGATGCCAGTGATGATATAAGTGGGGTTGTTTCTTTCCTTGGATTTAGAATAGTTTATAGCTAATAACTAAACAATTTTATGTCCGACTTAAATCATCAAGACAAACTGTTATTAGAAAAAATAAACAATCTGCAAGAGACTGTCTCCAAAGGATTTGCCGGCGTGCATGCCCGGCAGGATAAGACTAACGGCTATATTGATCGGCATTCAAGTGAGATTCGGTTACTGGAGATTTCTGATGAGAAATTGAGGGGATCGCTCAAAGAGATGAAGGTATCCAAACGATACACCTGGCTTTACAGCGCTATTTTAGGAATACTATTAAGCGTTATCGGCATCTTGGTCGGGATGCTACTTAAAAATTAACTCACAATATATGACAAATTTTAAAGTGGTTTTGTTATCTATGCTGAAGGACTCTAAGCCGGTTATTCTGCATACGTTGGAAGTTTTAATTATCGCTTTAGCGGTTTGGGGGATATTCAAGTTATTCGCTGTTGATTCCGGCAAAGTTGATGAAATTGTGACGGTTTTGATTATCGCGTTAGTTAAAGCGGCCCGATCGCTTGATTTCGTTCCGATTAACGATTATGTCAACGAAAAATAAGTATTAGGCTTATGACGTTATTTTTGGCGGGATTTATTCTGGGGTATTATTTTAAGCGAATATTGTTATGGCTAAAACAATAAAATTCAAAAATCACGGATTGCGGATAGAAGAAAGGCACGATCCTCGTGACTGGGTATTTGGTGGATATACGGGGATTGAGACTAGGATCAGGGTGCCGGACGGACAATGGGGCCAATACTTGCCGGTATTTGAACGGCAATCTAATCCGGGATTCGATACTTTTTCGTGTGTTTCATATTCTCTCCTGAACTGCGTGGAGATACTAATTAAGTGGGAGGCTGGGGTGGAACATAATTTCTCCGACCGATACCTGGCCACTAAAAGCGGAACTATTTGTGGTCGGGGGAACTGGATGACGATTGTCGTTAATACTCTTTTAGAACACGGCGTGCCATTAGAGGCGTATTATCCGTTTTCCAAAGATGTAAAAACTTGTGAGGAATACTTTCAGTTCTTAACACTTGAGCTTGATGCTCTAGCTGAGGATTTCACTGACAGATACAAATTACAATGGGAATGGTTATCGTTGCCTTTAAATGGACAAGCCACCTCGGCTCATTTAAGAGGCCGGATGAAAGAGGCCCTAACGCAATCACCATTGCAGGCGGTTATTAATAATCAGACGCATGTCGTTACGGTTTATGGATATATTGATAACGAGAAATGGTTTGTGTTTGATCAATATAAACCGGGAGTAACTGAGGTACCGTGGGAGTATGAATTTGGAGGGATAATGAAATTTAATTTAAAAGGAGAAGAACCTATGCCAATTATACAGATAGACAACAACACCCTCGTTCAATTAGTTGAGGGAGGGGGTGGGTTTGGGCTGGTGCTGGATAATAAGATAATTATTGATGATTTGGATAAGATATTATCAAGTTTTATCGTCAGGAATAATGGTAAAATTGAGGGAAAAGTCAGAGCGTTACCGAAAGACACCTGGGATTCATTCCCAAAAATCAATCTTAAATTTGAGCCGGTTAATAATTAAAAATATGCCATTAACAAAAAAAGGGATTAAAATAAAAAAGGCGATGGTAAAGTCGTATGGCAAGAAACGAGGCGCGAGTGTCTTTTATGCCAGTGAACGGAAAGGAACGATTAAAGGAGTTGCTAAGAAGAGGAAGAAGTATTAATTTAAAATCTGTATGGCCTTAACCGAAACAAAACTAATTGACCGGATCAATCGCCGGATACATAACGCTAAAGGCAAACTTGGCGGTGATACTGAAATGCGAAATATCCTCAATGACGCTTTGCGGTTCGTTCGGCTTGATATTGATTTGCCCGGTGCTAAACGGGTTGGGTCAAGTTTCCTAATCTTTGATGATGTTTTTGAGTATCCACTTCCTAGTGATATTGATTACGATAAGACTATTCAGATATTGCCAGAAGAAGAATCATTTAAAAACCAAATCTGGGAACGAGTGGCCTTAAAATATTTTCACACACTCCAAAACCCTATCTCGCCGGAATACGCCGAGAATAACTGGATACTGAATTCCTCAATGGACAGAACGGTCGAGGAGAACCGTAACCGGTTCGCGATTGATTTTGAGGACAGCGTGCCGTATATGTTATTGCGGAGCAATATCGGTGATCAGGGAAGCGCTCAAATCGCGTCCACCACCACGCCCACGGATGACGGAACTTGGACTGCCGGAGACGACGCCACTAATGTCAGAACCGATACTCAAACATTTAAGACCAACTCGTCCTGTGTAGCGTTTGATTCAGCCGGAGTGGCCACGGATGTTAGTATCAGCAACAGTACCTTTACGGCAGTTGATTTATCCAGCTATGAGGATTTAGGGGTTTTATTCGTCTGGGTATTTTTACCCTCAACATTACCGACAACGGTTACTTTATATTGGGGCAGTAGTGACGCGGCGTATTGGTCAAAAGCTGAAACTACCCGGCAGAACGGATTATCGTTTAAGGCTGGCTGGAATCTACTTAGTTTTAACTGGGCTGAAGCGACAGAGACCGGCGCGCCTGATGACGAAAACATTGATTACTTAAAACTGACACTGACGAATTCAGCGGCAACGGCGTTGACTGAATATAGAATAGATAAAATCTACGCCCGATTAGGCCGGGAAATTATCTTAAAACATTACTCAAAATTTCTGGTGAAAAGCACTACTGGAACACGGAAAGAGGAGTTTACCGCCAGTAGTGACACGACTATTTTGGAAGGACAAGAAGTTGACCTGATTATTGATAAGGGAGCGGAGATAGCGTCGGGGAATTTGAGGGAGTTAAAAGAATTAGGCAATCATCAGAATAATTATAATTATAAAAAGCAATTACTGGAGAGTAAGTTTCCAAGTGAGACGGATATTGAATCAATGACATATTATAGAATGTAGCTTTATGCCCAAAGATAATTTTATTATCATCGATCAGTTCCGACAAGGCTGGCATCGGCGAGTTGATCCTTCACGCGTTCCGCTTGGTGGCTCAATAAAGTCAGTTAATATTCAGCTGACTTCCCGTGGCGGAATCGCTCCCCGGCCAGGAGAGACATTATTGGGAGCGAATAATACGACAGCAGCGGGAGTGAAATCGTTATACTCATTAAAGAAAAGTGACGGCACGAATATTCTGGTCAAATCATACAGCACGAAACTAGAATACTATAATAATAAAGCGACAGCCTGGTCGCTGCTGAAAGGGGGATATACCAGCGGACAAGTTTTTGGGTTCAAAGAACACAACATTAATGTTGACGCGGTTGATCTTTCGTATTTCTGTAACGCGGTTGAGCCGTATTCCCGCTGGGAAGGCTACGAAGCGACACTGGACGGCGCGTTAGCCGGAGCGGAGACGGCCGTCATAGTTGACACGACTTTGATTCCTGACGTGTATTACAGCGGGACAGCATCAGCCACCACGACAACGACAGTAACGATCGCCACGGCTGATTGGGCGACGGATATTTGGAACGATTTTTATGTCAGAATAACATCCGGCGCCAAGAACGGGTTTATTTCAAAAATTTCAGCAACGACCTCAACCCAAATAACATTCACGGCAATTAGTGGATTAAGTGGCACTCCGACATTTGAAATCAGACGACTGGCGGTGCCGGCGACGGGGACGCTAAGTTATAACGATCAGACGGTAGCTTACACGGCTGTCCCGCAAGACGACAGGTTTACTGTCGGATCAGCTCATGCCGGAGCGGATGGCGCGGCGGTAACGGTTATGCCAACAGAATATCCTGAAAATCCAAGGGGCAATATTTTAGAGGCGCATTTGGACTCAATGTTAGTGGCGGGTGAGAAAAGTAAGCCCAGCACGCTTTCCCGAAGCGCGTTAGCTGACGCGACGGATTTCACTTTCAGCTCGCCCCGGTCAGCGCAGGAAGGTGATGTGCTTTATTTCCCATACGGTGGAAAAGCCATCACCGATGTTAAAGCCCAGGAAGACGCCGCTTATATCATAAAAGAAGACTCTATTGAATCGTTGCGATACACGCAGGACGGCTCGGATTTAGCGATTATTGATCCCGTGATTCAGGGCGCGGCTGTAGGGTCAAAATCACGGGCGTGGCGGAAAGGGAATGATATAGTGTTCGCCACGCCGGATAATAAGATCACGAGTATTGGAAGAATTTTAAATAAGGATACCCGGCCGCAAGCGTATGATTTAGCCTATAATATCCGCCGGGAAATAGAAGACTATGATTTCGGATCGTTGGTTGGAATTGAGCATATTAACCGGACATACATTGCCGTCAAGTCTGTCAACACGGCCACCAATAACGACCGGGTGCTGGTTTATAATAAAGACTATGATGCCTGGGAAGGATACTGGCCGGTGAGTATTGACGCGTTTGCTATTCATGGCGGGGACCTATACTACGGCGAAGCGTATACTCCCAATATCTATCAGACGGGAACGGGGATAAATAAAACCAAAGGCACGACGACTTATCCGATGAGTTGCGGTTGGCAGTCAGGATTCATTAATACCAGAGGATCGGGGTTTTATTTGAATGAAGTCAGCAGTCTGGCGGTGGAAGGATACATTACATCAGGAACGACGATTAATTTTAATTTATATAAAGATTTCGCCAATACGGCATTCCAGCAATTATCTCTTTTAGGAAGCGAGACACAGTTCCAGGATAATGTCCCTGAATTCAGTTTACTAGGTGGCGATCCGCTGGGACTTGAACCTTTGGGAGTTAAAGCGATTATTGGCGCGGCAGACGAAGACGGCCGGCGTCATTTCATAGCGTTCCTTGATTTTCAAATGACGCAAGTAGAATATATTTCAGTTGAGGTCAGTAGTTCAGGTAAACATCAGGACTGGGAAATTATCGCGCTGGGATTGAATGCCACGGAAAATGTCTTTGAATCACAAGAAAAAATCAAAACAAGTTAATTAATTTTTTATCAAAAATATATGTCAACGCAAGTATATCCAAGTTCTCCACCAAAAACTTTAGCAGTTGATTTAGCGTCAACTGATTCAACGATTATCGTAACCGATATAGAGGATTGGGGCGGAACAGATTTAACAACGGCTCATTTTCCCGGCGATTATATTCCGGCGACTTTAATTAATGACGCTAAGACCAAGGTTGAATTTATTTTAATCACCGCTTCAACGATTACTTCAGCGGCCACGACTGGCGCGACGATTTTCAAGCGGGGGCTGAAGTATTATGCCGAGGGAGTGACTGCCAGCGATCAGACTGAAGTAACGGCCAATAAACTTGACTGGACGGCTGGTGAAACGAAATTATTGATTGGGACTAATCCGCCTAATTTCGTGGCGAAGTTTGCCAATAAGGATAACGCCGAAACTATCGCCGCGGTTTGGACGTTTACTAATCCGAATATCCCTAAAATAGATACATACTCCGCGCCGACTGCTGACACGCAGTTGGCCACGAAAAAATATGTTGATGATACAGCTACGGGATCAACTATTAATTATAAGAACGTGATCGTATCAGCCACGGCCGGTGAAACAGTCGCGGCCGGTGAAGCGGTATATTTTGATGAGACGGCCGATGAATGGTTGTTGACCGACGCTGATACGGCCGCTAAATCAGAGAATATTGTTTTGGGGATAGCCCAGGGCGCGGGAACGGACGGGAACGCGATTACTGGTGGAGTCTTATTATTCGGACGGGATGAGAATCAGACAGGGTTAATCGCAGGTGACAGGCTATATTTATCAGCCACAGCCGGAGCGATTGTTAATAGCGCGCCGGGTGGAGGTGCTAATGAGATCGCCATAGGACACGCTATTTCGGCCACTGTGATGGATTTTAACCCCCGATTTGATACTATCCCCACAAATAACGAAAAAGACGCTCTAGTGGGCGATTCAGGCACGCCATCGACTAATAATTTATATATTACGGAACTGGGATTACAGCGCTCGGTTGAGGTTTATGCTGTTGACGCTGAAGCCAGCGATACTTATGTGGTGACACTTGATCCCGTGCCGGCGGCGTATGTGGCGGGAATGACAATAAGAGTTAAGTTCAATACAGCCAACACCGCCGCGGCCACGATTAATGTTAATGGTTTAGGGGCGAAGAATATAACAAAGAACGGCACGACAGCGTTGCAGACAGGGGATATTTCAGTGGCGCAAGTGGGAACACTTGTTTATGACGGCACACAGTTTCAGTTACAGGGAATAGCAAACACGTCCTTAACCGACGGGGGTGACGCGTCAGCGCTGCATACTCACAGTGATGCCAGTAGGCGACTGGCGACAGTTACTTCAGACATTACTATTACTAACACGACAGACGAGACTAATGTTATTAGTTTCAGTCTTGCCGGAGGATTATTAAGCACGGATAATGTTGTTAGAATTAGACTCAATATTATCAATCAGTCATTGGGTGGCGGAGGGACTATAACTTTCGCGCTTAAATACGGGACAACGACTATCGCGTCTTTCGCGGGGATTACATCAAATCCGACACTGGTTGACGGTGGATGGATAGAAGCGCATCTGATAGCGTCTGGGGCGACTAATACCCAGGAAGGATTTATTGAATGTATGTTGGTTGATAAAGATGCTGGGGCTAGCAATGTCGGGCCATATTATGAAAGTAATGTCGGAACAGCGACTGAAGATAGCACGGGAGCGCTAACGGTTGCCGTTACCGTCAAACACAGCGCCGCGTCTGCCAGTAACACCATAACAATAAGTAGTGGATACGCTGAACTCATTAGATAATAAAAATCTATAACAATATGCCCGAACAAAAAACCAACATAACCCCTGACAGCGACAATACTGTTTTGGCGACGGAGTTGCCAACAACATCTGAAAAGAGTCAGCTTGATTTGTCGCCGGAATCGGCCACTAAACCGATTTATCAGACGCCGCAACAGGTGGCGGAGGTTCGGGCTGAAGTAGCGGCTAAACCTGAATACAGAATGTCAGCCCGGCCGGGTGAGCGGGATATGTCGGCCGAAGAAGAAAACCGGGCGAAGATGCTGGCCAGCGGCGTGATTTCCTCAACGACGCCGTCGCGGTTAGCGCAAGAGAAAGTTAATCTGTTCACTTACGGCGTGGAAGCTCCCGTGTTCAGCGCGGCGATTACTTCCGATAGGTTCGCTGACGAAGTGGGTAAACAGAAAACATCGATTGATCAACAGCTGACAGATGTTCAGGGACAACTGGGGAAATTGGAAACTCCGGAATATAAATACTATGAGGATTACCGGCCAGAAATACAGAAAGAACGCGATTTGGCGAAAGATATTTATGAGAGAACAAAAGAAACTATCCAGAAAGATTTTGAGGTGCGGCAAGAGGAGCAACGGATAACTAACCGGCAACAGACAGGGTTAGCGTCAAAACAACTGGCGCAAATGGGGGCGTATGGCCGGACAGGTAGCGGCATCTCGTTCATACAACAGGTGCAGGTTCAAAACGAGAGGGAGTTGACAAAGGTTCTTGTGCAGAAAGAAAAACTATTATTACAGGCCGACGCGGCGTATTTGAGTCAGGATTGGGAGATGTTGAATACTTTAATGAACGAATCTAAGGCGTTGACTGATCAGTATAACGATATTCAGCAACAGATGTTTCAGGATCAAATCGCCAGTAACGATCAGTTAATGAAGCAGAACCGATTCGGCTGGGAAATGGAAGACCGGGCGATGGGCCGCATGTCGGGATTCATTGAAACGGGAATT